CCTGAGTGTGTCCGCAATGCGGCGAATGTCCGGGTAGTGCCGATACAAATCGCAAAGATGATCGAGTCCGTCTCGGGCTTCAGGTGTCATACACTAACTCCTTCGCTCGGCTTCTAGTTTTGCTATCGCCTCGTCCGACTCGGCCCATACATGCGGTGCCAGTTCAATCGGCCCGACGTACTCCCTTGTTTCTTTCTCGGCTTCGAGTTCCGCAATTCGATTTCCCATTTCGGCGATCACATCGTCACGCCTGCGAATCGCCGCATCGGCTTTTTCGGCACCGGCTGCCTCACAGACTGCAGTAACATCCAGGTAATACAAACCTTTTGGCAACTGCAAATAGGGACTACCAGAGCCACCGCAAGCCTCGATGCTCTGCGTCAATCGTTCGATCGCTTCCGATAGGTCGCTCATGGCTCACCACCTTTCAGCAGATTGTGCAATTCGATTAACGCATCGCCTAATTCTGAAAAGTTGTCGTGGTCGTAAACCCGATACCCGTCCTCCGTGTGGCACGTCCCCTCGCACGATAGGTATATGACGCCCTGGTCGCTGCCTCCAATTTCGACAATCGAATACAGGTGACTGTCTGCCTTATCAATCCGATCCCGCAGCTTCGCGTTCTCGGCTTGTAATAAGCCGCATTCACGACTCAATCGTTCCGTTTGGTTTCGTAGCAGTTGCTCTAGCTTCGCGTTCTCGGCTTCGAGTCGAACTGCATTATCCAATTGCACGCGGTGTTGTAAGGTGCGCTCTTCCAGCCGCTCCGACAGACTCGCGTTCTCGGCTTCTGCTTTTCGTGCTCGCCTCATAAAATTGATAGCCGCCCTCATCACTACTTCCAATCGCTCTTCGAGCGTCCCCAGAATTGGCGTCATGTCCATCGAGTTCATGGCGTTACGTTGTTCGTACGTGAGTTCCGGAAGGTGGCAAACGCCTTCGGTTTCAGGATCATTTCCGGCGCCTTCGGTTTCAGGATCATTTCCGGCAATACCTCGTATTGATTCACAGAAGGAGTTCCAAGAACCAACGCACTCCTGGAGACTCGGGAATGGCCCTGATATACACCCCACTCCAGTGGATGTCTCCACGGCGGCCCACGCATACTCCGTTCCGAAGGATCCAGCCACTTCCACCGTCCAGCCATCGAGTATCGTCAAGGTTCGTTCCAGCATTCTATCGCTCCTTTGTCGTACCTTAACCGTGCCTTACCGCATTCCCTATCCAGCATTCCCTGCTTCACGAAGTACTATTGAATCTCATTTAAGCGCTGAAGTTGTTTGATACCGAGTGGTTACGTCAGAAGCCACGTTTCTTTCCGGAAGTTCTCCAGGAAATCTACTCCAAGAACTGCCAGTCAGGATTCAGGCGAATCCGTTCGACTCCATGTTTCCGGATTTCTAAAATCACCTTGTACAGCGAGTGGCAGTTGGTGTCGATCCATTCCCCATCCGCTTCCACCCAGACGTTCATCGGGCCGTTGGTGTGCTGCCCGGAGGTGATCGTGGGGTGGCTGAATGGGGTTTGCAGGACTCGGAATTTACCTCGCTCCACGGTACATCTCCGGAAAGCCAGCCTGCACGTGCCACTGGTCAATCAATTGCTGAACCTCGGTTGGTGCCGATCCGCCACCGCTGATCCCGCTCGACTGAATCGGTATCGTTTTTGACACCGATACAAGCATGTCGAACACTCTCACGGAATTGAGCCCAATACGGCTTGAATAGTTGTATCCAAGTCCCACCAGCGTCATTTGAATTGTTTTGCTACTCGTGCTGGTGATATCGCATCGTCTCCCGGGATCAGCTTGCAGCCAGTCATTCAGTGAATGGTCGATGTTCCTCATACCCCACGGTCCCTTTCCATCTTCAGTGAAGCCGCCACCCTGATGAGACGATTGGCGGTAATCTCGGCGCTGTGGTACTGGATCTCCTCACTGGCGTCCTGTCCCATGCCGATCTCCACCCCCAGTGCCAAGCAGAGTCCCTCGATCACGACGTCGTTGTCCGGGATCTTCCCAGCGTCATCCATCGCTTCGATCGTGTCCAATAGACGACTTGCCAGTCTCTTGATTGCTTTTTTTCTGTTTCCCATAGTCTTCCTTGCGTTTCCGCATTCCCCGCATTCCCTTTTGAAATAATCCCGCATTCCCTATCGTGCTGAATGGGCGCTCCGTGTGCGAAGTTGACCCGGAGCGGCCGCTTGCAAAAAGAACAACGCCTGCTCGGTCAGTACGTCCTCGTCCTTGTCTGGTAACACGCCAGCGTAGTGCGGCAACTGCGCCAGCACTTCCGCCACCCAAGGTCCCGTGTGCGCCACGTGAAAGGCGGTGGATGGCGTCAGGATAGCGAAGAGAACAGCCCGCAGGTTCATGCTCTGCTTGGGGGTCAGTCTGATCTGATCCCGTTCAATCGCAGCCTCCCCCTCCAGTGTCTGGATCTTGTGGATGGCTTGCGAAACGATCTCAGCCTGCCAAGAATCCAGGGAGCAGGGTTCCGTGATTATCTCCTGCAGCTCGTCGATCAGCTTCATGTTTTATCCTCCAGTTCCTTGGTGAACCCAGGGTCTTCCTTCACGACTCTCTTCGCGTAATTCTTCCCGCGGATCCTGCTCAGGTAGTCAAACAGCGTCCGCGTCTTGGGAGGGTAACACTTAATGCACCGCCACCCTGGAGCGACGTTCCCAAGCAAATCTCCCGTGACCGGCAGGTAGGTGTCTCCTGATCCGCAGGTGGGGCAGAACACGATCTCCTCTTCCACTTCACCCTCGACGTTCTTCACTGGTGGCGTGAGGTCCTTGGTGGTTTTCACGGGAGCGACCTTCTTCTTAGTGTTGCGTGCGTCCAGGCGAAATGAATCGTCCATGAAGTCTCCTCTCCACCAGCGCTTCGATATGACAGGGGCTCTTTGTTATATCCGCGGGCGTGTGTTGGTTCATCGCGAATATCAGGCGATGCACCGACTCCACGGAGGAGTGCTTCACGTTGTTGATCATCACGGATTGCAGGCGGATGGTTCGACCATCAAGATCCACCGCCCCCTCCCTGGTCCAGGCGGAAACGACATTCCTTGTCCTGCCAATCACCGCGCTTAGCTTGGCGATCATCAGGGGAGTTTCGGTGGTGTAGTCAAACACGGCTATATCCTGAGTTTGGTCCATTCATTCAAACCATCGACCTCGATCCGCTCCCCGCCGTGTAACATCATGGGGAACTTGGCGCGAATGATCTCCCCCACGTCGTGGAAGACTTGACGAATCTCCCATTCGGCATAACGGGAGGTCCTCAATTCCAGCATGTGTCTCAACGATCTGACATTGACCGTCCATCCGATCTCGTTCGTGGCGCCATTCGGCATGATCCTTCGCAGAGCGGACGTGAGCCGTTTCTTCGTGGCAAAGTCAGTACCCGGATCGTCGAGTTTCAATAGGGTACGGTAGTGCCTCACGTTCTGCTTGATCATCGACAGCAGATCGCGCATGGCATCGCCAATGGACCTGTCAGCCATGTATCCAGGGATGATCTTCTCCTCCAGTTCAGGCGGCAACACAAGTTCGGCATCCTCCACCGTGCAGTATCGTCCGCTAGTTTGCGAAAATGCTGTTCCAACACGGTGTCTGACCAGTTCGTGAGTGAAGACCCTGGAACAGTCAGTGGTCAAGAAATTCAGGTTGCAGTGCTCGAAGACTGATCCGTGTCCAGAGCGAATCGTGGCGGTGATGTTGTCAGCAATCTCCCGCGTCTTCCCGATATTGGAGTTCTTGCCCAACACCAGTGATCGGTAGCAGAGTTTCGCGTACAGCGAGACGAGAATCATCCCGCTGGACATCCCGTCCTCTTCGGCGATGCTCATGTCCCGCAGGAATTCCACCTGCCCAGTGTCGCTCAGGTACTCCGTCACTCCCTGGTAATCAATCTCCGTCGCTCCGATCAAGTACGTCTTTGGCATGAATCAGCTCCTGGTGAACATAACGATGTACCCGATTTCCACCACAACCGCCGTCCAGTGGCTGATCACGGAAGTAGGCGTGCTGCTCCACTACCACCGTGCTTCCAAGCGAGACTTTCCACTCGATGACGATTTGCTTCGGTGATTCCCCTACGTCGATCACGGCCCCGTCCCGAGGTCCTCCAAAAAGAAAAGCTCTGTCCATTTTCCCGCACCCCCCTCCCGCATTCCATGCCTTGGCCCCGCATTCCCTGCTGAGATTATAGCAAGTGTCGAAATGTGTGCAATAGTGCCAGAACTCAACCAAATGTGACCAAATGTGTGTAAATGTGGGAATGTTTGTTTATTTCTTAGCATGTGGCAAACTCGGTATTGTTGCTTATCTAAGTCCTTGTTGTGATTGGTTTATCGCCCAGCCGATGGCGAATCACACAAGGAGCATTTCATGCCAGTTGAAGTCCAGGAAGAGCCGGAAGTTAAGAGCGATCCGGTCGTTGACGTATTCGCGGAAGCCAGAACGGAAGCGGCCAAGATCGACAAGGCCGAACAAGCTGCCTCCACGGAAGCCAAAAGTGTCGACCCCCCGGCCGAGACGCCAGAAAAGCCGTCAGAACCGCCACCATCCAGCGTGATGGAGGCCTTCAAGGCTCGCGGCTACGACATTTCCCACATCAAGTCAGAAGACGAGCTGTTCGAGTACATCGAAGCCGTTGGCGAGCAGGCGCGGGCCAATGCCGATGCCACGCAGCGGCGTCAAGAAGTGGCTGCCGAACGATTCCGCGAACCAGCCAAAGAACCGGAGAAATCTCCGGAACCAGCCGAGAAAAAGCCAGTATTCCGCAAATGGGAAGCTGCTCCGCAGTACGACGAAGGCTGGGAGTCGGTGTGCGAATTCGACCAAAAGCTCGGTCGCTACGTCATTTCCGAGCCCTATCGCGGCACGGTTCAGGCGGACGTCGCCAGTAAATTGACGGACTACAAAAAGTGGGAAATCAACGCGTTGCGGACCACGCTGCGGGAATTCCCCACCCAAGTTCGCCAGCAACTCGGGATGCCGGACGACGTGAACTCGATCGAGGAAATGATCGACCGTCGCGTGGAAGAAAAACTGGCCGAATCCCAGCAGCATCAGGCGGCCCAATCAGAAACCGACAAGATTCGGAACTGGATGGACAGCAACCGTCAATATCTCTACGCCTGCGATCCGTCGGGCACTCCGAAGAACGATCCACTGACCGGGCGCGCGATGATGACCGACGCTGGCCGGTATGTTTCCGGACTGATTCAAGAGGGCCTGGATTTCGCCAGCGATATTGGCGCCGAGCCGAATATTGAGCGGATCACGATGCGCGCGATCAATCAGGTCGAGCGTCTGCTGGCGGAAGCGAGCGTGACTCCGCAAGTGCCGCAGGTCCCCCAGACTCCGGCTGAGGATCCCAAGGAAAAGTTCGTCAAGAAGGCCCTGCAACAGGCTCGGGTCAATCCGCCAACCGGAGGCAATCGCGACGGCAGTATTCGCCGGGCGGTTGCGCATGAAATCTCGCAGAACAAAGACAATCTCGACCTCAAATCAATGCTCGTGGAGGACTTCCGCGAGGCAGGAATGCTGAATTAAGCGGTAACTGACAACGCCGGTGTAACCGGACGGGGTGCCGATCGCAACCGCAGCGATTGCCGTGGCGTCACGGAACAAGCACTTCAGTGGAAGGTGAAAAATGGCTGAAGCACTGTCGTTAGTCAACGTGACCGCCAAGCGATACATGGCGGGGGCGGCTGATCTTACTCTCCGTCGTCGCCTCTTGCTGGCCCTATTGGCCAAGAATGACCGCATTCGCTACGGCGAGAGTGGTTTCGATTGCAACTGGAACGTCCAGTTCTCCGAGCCTCCAGTGCAGCCGCACGGGTCGAGCGGTGAGTACGAGTTCAACGCCCAGGATCTCTATCGCCAATTGGTGATCGACTGGCGCGGCTACGTGGCCACCGACAAGATGGACTACAAGGACGAACTGATGAACCGCGGTTCGCTGGCGATCATCGATCGCTACGCTCGGATCATCCCGAACCTGAAATCCTCGTTGGAGAACAAGTTTGGAGGCGAGTTCTACATCAACGGCAATCTGGCCGCGAACTCCAGTCGGTTGCATGGAATGTTGACGTTCGCGGTGGCGGGCACGGTTGCCGCTGGCGACGTCATCGCTGTCCCAGCCGCGACCTACGGTGGGAAGAGTACCGCTCCGCAGGATCAAGGTGGGTCGTGGTCAGCGAACCTGACCACCAAGCCAAACGCCACCCTGGCGACCGATTGGCCCGACGGAAACGGCACCACGGAGTACGACTACTTGGCGCCGGTTCTGATCAACACCTCTTCGACGAACTGGGGAACCGGCTCGACGATCTGGGAGGACAACTGCGGACGCATTCTACGTCGGGCAAGCACGTGGCTGACGAAAAATGCTGGTCAAGACGGCAAGCCCACGGTTTACGTCTGTGCTGCTGACATCTTCAACGGCTACCAGAACTACCAGGAAGCCAAGTTCCGCAACATCATTCCTCATCCGGAAGGGCGTGATCTGGGTTTCCCGGACACCCTCAGTCAGGACGGCGTGATGGTGAAGTACGAGTTCGACGTGGCGGCCGGAGAATTCTGGGGCGTCAATGTGTTTCAAATGGAAATGGCCTCCCTGGATGACGTGATGTGGGGCGTCCGCGGCCCGACCTACGACATCAAGTCGGATTCCACGCTGTTCAAGGCTGGCTTCTTCGGCAACATGCGATATCAGCCGAAGTACTTCTGCCACGGCAAGGCCCGAGCGTAACACACGCGCCTCCCTGGTAACGGTGCCTCGGGACGCTGATTGGTTGCAAGATTTCAAGTAAAGGACGAAGAAAATGGAAAATCAAGTTGGTCACATGCCGCGCGGCCAGTCTGTTACGCAAATTCCAGACGCCGTGTTGGGAGTTCGGAAGGTCTTCACAGACGTCAACTGGGGCTCGACCGAAGCGATCAAGCCTCGTTTGACTGGTGCGGACGTCCATTGCCGGTTGGTGCAGAACACCTCCGCTGGCGCGTTGCTTCCTGGTCAAGCCGTGGTTTGGAAGACTGGGTTCTTCCTGACTCAGATTGGTGCCACTGCTGGCTCGCTGTCGCTGGCGGCCGGAATCGTTGATGAGTATTTACCAGCCGCTGGCGTGCCCATCAATTCGTACTTCTGGCTGGTCGTTGAAGGTCCCACGCTGGTCATCAATGACGGTGTTGGTGTTTTGGCGGAAGGTGCGATCCTGGTCTGCTCGGCGACTGCTGGTCAGGTGCTGGCTCAGACCGCTGCTCCGGGGCAGGGTAGTGAATTGGCGCAGGTCAACGGTGTCATCGGCTTCACCTTGGCGTCCATCACGAACGTGGCCGCAACCAAAGGCCGAGCGGTAGTCAAACTCGCCTCTCGGTAACGATTTCGGCAATGGGGGTCTTCGTTCCTGGCGAACGATTCCCATTTATGCGGACCATCAAGCTCCGGTGGTCCGCATTTTTTTTGCGCTACTTGACGCATTAGCCATACACGCTAAACTGTACTGCGTTGGTCTGGCCGATCGACACTGGTTTCAGCCGTTTAATCGAGCCCAGTAGTAATACCGGAGGTAGAGCGGCTGGAGCCTTTTTTGGGAATGCGGGCTGAAGACAGGGAAGAAGCCCAGGAAGAAATAGCCCGTGCGGAGTCTGTTGTGGATCTGCATCCGAGTCTTCGGTGTCTCCCGCACGGGCGCGGGGTTTGTGGGGACACCGACATAGAAAGACGTCGATTCGCTGATCGGATGGGTGCCAAGAGATTGGCGAGTGCGAACGACCCGGTCGCGTCGTGTTCTCATGGGACACGACGCGGCCGGTCCTTTTTTAATCCATGGAATGCGGGGCCTATTGCAAATGAATGAGGAATGCAGAAAAAACGTCAACACGTTTACGACAGGCGCCGTACGAGGGACGGACGCTGACAGCACGAGGTACGATCTGATCAGCCCCGTCGCGATGCGCAGGATCGCCGAGACATACGCCGAAGGGGCGACGAAGTATGGCGCTCACAACTGGCGGAAGGGGTTTCCCGCTTCGGACCTGATGAACCACGCCCTGAAGCATCTCTACACGTTCTTGGCTGGTGATCGTTCCGAGGATCATCTAGCGCACGCCACATGGAATCTGATGGCGATCATGCACTTCCAGGAAAAGATGCCAGGGATGATTGACATACCGTGTGAAGCTCCCATGCTTCCCGTAGAAAAACTCTCTCCCTGGAAGAGCACATGATTGAACATACCTACATCTGCAACATTTGCCACCAAGCCATGCGAACCGATACAGCCCGCCGCTGGATTGATGGTGTGGTAATCCACACCTCTGGTCCACCAGCAAATCCCACGGAGAGAATGGTGTTAGACAGTTACCCGAGTGGCGGCAGTGTCCACATTTGCTCGCGATGTTTTCCTCCCTTGAAAAAGGCCATCGAATCCACGACGTTGGAGATCATAACCCTGCATGTTCCAGAAGTGAGGTGATTTATGATCGATTCTCATGCTGAACCAAGTGAGCCAACTAGCGAACAGTGCAACAATCACGACCAAGTGTTCGAGTCGCACGATCACGTTGGCTACGCGATTTGGTATCCGTCGATGGGCGGATACAGCGGCAAAGCCGTTGCTGTCATGTGTAAGAAGTGGGTCGACGAAGGGACGTCTCGTACCGGAGGCTGTATCGACGTGTATGTCTGGCACGATGGCGAGTTTCCGTTCCACGACGGAGAACAGCCAACAATCATTCACCACTGCTGCCCGGAAGGGTTCATCACGTTCGGCGAGAAACTTTCGCGACTGAACAATAAAGGGCGTGTGAAGACATGACGCACTCACCTGAACCGTGGATCGAAGGCGAATGGAGGATTAACGAAGAAGCACGCGGTGGCAAAAATCCGTGCAAGCGTTCCTGGATCTTCACTGCTGGCAGCGGAATCCACTCTGGCGTTCAGCGCGGCGATATCATTGAGGACGTTTTACCACCACCAACCGAGATCATTCGACAACTCGACTGCGAGGAAGGCGGTGGCTACGAAATCTCCGATGACGACATGGAACGTATTGTGGCCTGCGTAAACGCCATGGTTGGAATAGAACGACCAGTGGAGTTCATGAAGCAGCTCGGGCGAGTGATGATGCGATCTGGAGGAGTTTGCGTGATGCGGGATTTGCCAATGGGCATGATTGGATTCGTGGAAGAGTTAGAGAAACTCAAAGAGATTCAGTCGTTCGAGGAATTCTGCTAGGGAATGCGGTGCCGGAAAGGATGGAAAATATGTCTAGGGAATGCGGGGAATATTTCATTGATTTCATTGAATTGCGAATGTTGTCAGTTGATGAGCTGAGCGTTCAGCTTCAGTACCGAATGAGGCCACCTGGAAAGAAGGGAGACTGGGGACCATGGCGAGACGCCAAAGTTCTGACGATCGGGGATCCGGAGAATCAGGCACAGGACGATCGTCCTGCCAAGCTCGCCCCCTTGTGATGCGGATTTTCTGTCAGGCCTGCGAGGACGACCTCTCAGATACCGAGCGCACGATCAGTCGAATCTTCGAGGGCAAGTACTACTGCCTGGAGTGCTACACCGAGAAGGCCCATGGTCGCGTCTTTTGCTACGAGCGGGAGAACTCCCAGTATCTCGGCGATCATCTGACACCACGTCAGTTCGCAAAACTTGACCGCGAGGACGAATGATGAAGAAGCCGTTGGATGTGATTGAGGTGGTGGCGGTGATCAACGTCAAACTCCCAGACCCAGCCGTGAGGGCCTTACGCCTGCTGACGAGAACCTACCTCTCGCAGGCGCTGCATTTGCTGAATATCGAAGAGAACTTGGCGGACACCGCCTCCGGTAATTCAGCGACCACCACCCAGTACGATCTGATTCAGAAATCACTGAGAGCCTTTGGTGGCGCCCCTGGAAAAGACGAGGCCGCGGAACTGCTGCAAGAAGTGATCGGCCGGATTTCCGAGTTCAGGAGTAACGTGGCGCGTTTCACCTCACGGAAAGATCGTTTGCTGGCCGAGATCAAAACCCTGCAAGAACAGGTCGATAAGTTGATCCAGAAAAAACGCCTCTTCAAAGAGGTCAGGAATCATCACGCCGAGCCAGTGCAGGAATGATTTTTTTGGGCCATTGACAGATTAGCTTTTGCCGCTAATCTATGTGAATCACCAACGCGAGTTGGCAAGGTCGACCGCACGACCAAAGGTGAGAAAAGCTGGCGACTTCGAGCGCGCAGTAGCACTCACCTTCCCTTTTTATGTAGGGGAATGCGGAGAGAGCGCTTCGTAGTAGCGCGTAAAAAAGAAAGGGGATGCGTATGTTAGTTAGTGTGACTCCATTTGAGATTTTCAAGTTCGCTGGTGGGGACAAGGCTCGTCGCGCGCAGTGGAAGCTAGTCTCCGAGGAATGCCAGCAGATTCACAATCGAGTCTGGCAGCTATTCCTCCAGTGGCATAGCGTTAATGGGTCTGTTGCAAAGATCAAGGCTGGCTTGGAGGCCTTGGCTGCTTGGCGTGCGGCAGGTGGAGACAAGGAGACGAAACCTAAGCCGGAAGTGGTGGCGATCGGCTCCGAGCTTAGCAAGATCATCTACCGTGATGTATCTGATGGCTGGCCGGATGTTCACTCACGCACCAGAGTGCTGCTGCTGAATCGTTTAGTATCCGGCATCCGAACCCGCAAGGCTTGCAGAGGCTCCTTGCCGGGTTGGATCAATATCCTGTTCTGCCGGGAGGGAATCCCATCCTTCACGCATCCAGTTCCGATTCCATTCGATAAGGTAAACTCCCATCTGATTCCTCCTGACGACGAGAACGATAACTGGCGGCTGTCGGTGAAGGTGGAGCGGTCGCCTAGTGACGGCCACTCCCTGGTAGATGAGTGTGAACTCATGACCCGCAAGCGAAAGACACGCAGAATCGCTGGCGTGCTCTCTAGGATCGCTGAGGGACTGTCATCGTTTCGTGGCTCCTATTTGGTATGTGATCGCGGGAAGTGGGTTGCCATGATCTGCCACACCTCAGCCGCGGAGCAGGCTAACATGCTCGACTCCACCAGGAAGGCCATCCTCATGCCGGGGGTGCATAACGCGTGGGTGGTGAAGAAGAACGGCATGATACGTCGTCGATTCGCTGACCGGAATGGTGAAGCGAGGCACGTCCTTGGTATGCGTCGGTTGATCTTCGGTGAACGTCAGGAGCGGCAGGCAAATTACCGCTGGGCCTCGTCCAGCCTTAAGGGTCACGGCCGCGGGAAAGCCACGCACGGATGGGAAAAGCTCTCCAGCCGCTGGCGTGATTTCGTGAAGCGTTACAACAACGAGATCACGACGAAGCTGGTGAAGGAGTGCGTGCAGGACGGGATTGGAACGATCGAGTACTACCAGCCAGTTGATTTCCAGCGCGATCGGCGCTGGCTAACCGGGAAAGACTACCGTTGTGGCTGGGACTATTTTCAGGTTAAAACGATGCTCTCCCAGAAGTGTCAACGGGCTGGCATCGTGTTTACAACGAAGCAGATCGGTGCGGTGGAGGAGGGCGCGAAGCCAGCCACCATACCTCGAAAAACTGCCTAACTATCAAGGGAATGCGGGCTGCTGGGCGCACTGGAGGTGAAGTGGGTAAGGGAATCAATAGGGAATGCGGGAATTCCGACTCGCCTCGACGGGTGAAGTGGGCGAGGGAATCAATAGGGAATGCGGGCCGGGCAAGCAATGACTAGATTTTTCCGATCGTGTTTCATCTGCCATGATATCGTCTCAGTCAGTGCAAAGGTCGCTGGGCGTGGTGAGAAGGTGTATTGTTCCGATCATGGCAAGTACGCCACGGTCATAACCAGAAAGGCCAATACTTATGTCAGAGAACCAGGAAAACGCCGTGTGGTCGCAGTCAATCGCCAAGGCCCGGGAGCTTCGCCGGAAGGGGGCGGGATTGCTGTGGGATCGCGTGAAGATTCTGATCGGGGTTTACAAGGACAGTGACTTTCTGGCGCACTGCGATTCACTCGATCGCAATGCGGAGGACGTGCTCGACGACGAGCTGTCGGACACCTGTTCGGAGTTCCTGCCTCTGAAGATTACCATGGAGTACTTTCCCGAGAAAAACGACTGGCTGAACACGAAGATTGACGTCCTGCGTGCCAAGGCCGAGGAGATGTGCAAGAAAAGCCGTCATGATGGAGAGGAGATCACGCGTGATCGGCCTTCCTGGAAAGAACGGTACATGGAATTGAAGCGGAAGTACGACGCCTCCCAGATCGAGTGGCAGCTCAAGCACGACGCCCTGCAGAAGAGCCACGACGTCATGGAGGCCCGGTTTGAGGAGCTGTCGAAGGTGCTGCAGTTCCAGGCGACGCATTGAAAAGGGGAATGCGGTAGTACTCCTCAACCCTAGGGAATGCGGGTGGGAACCGTGATGTCAGGGAATGCGGGGGGGTCATCGGCTCGATAGGGAATGCGGGTATACGTCGCATCAACTGGGAATGCGGGGCAAGGGTGATGCTAGGGAATGCGGGTTCGTCGTTTTGCCCGAGGGAATGCGGGGTACACTAGGCTTGACAAAAACAATGCGAGAAGTAGGATGAACGCCACTGAGGGATGAGATCCTCAGTGGTGCGGAAGGCGAGCGAGATTAAAGGCCAAACGTAATATGAGTACATCACTGCAATTTTCGTTACGTTTGGCAAAGCTCGCTAACGAAAACTCACTTCAACAGCCAGCTCCTTCGGGTTCTGGCTGTTGTCGTTTGCGTCACAGGCATTGCTTGCCAAACGGGCTTTCTCTGACCACACCCGTAACAGTCTGGTGGTCGAAATCCGATATGCCAAAAACCCGTAAGACGGGTGGCGAAGTAGTGGGTCGAACGGTTGTGGGCAATCTGGTTCACGACGAGAGTCGAGCACGGACAGCTCGTCTCTTCCACCAAAAGCACATGGCATCTTCGGTAATCGGTGAAACGCACAAAGCGCTGCCCGGCTTCAACTCGGCAGATTCCAGGAGTATTCCTGGAACGCGTGCGTCTAAAGCACAAACAGATTAACGTGTACCGATTGAAAACTCATGTCACCCCCCCTTTAGCTGTTGAGGGGGAAAGGGGGTGTCTTCGCCAGAGTTTGACCCCACTTCAGTCAGACGTCACCATCGGCGGACTCCAAGAGTGTCGAGTGCTCTTGGCTGAGGAGGGTCGTCACGAGACAAGCCTGTCACGCCTATCGACCCGCGAAAAGAGCCTTCAAAGGCTAAGAGAAAGAACCATGAAAAAACAACAGACCGACGCCCAGAAGCGACGCGACAGGAGGCCAGTGAAATTCACCCCTGTCCATGCTTGTTCGCGCTGCGGCGTTAAACGCGTGGTGACTGTTCAGGAGGAGAGGCAGGCCGCACGACTGCGGTGCTTTGAGTGTGGTGGACCAATGAACCGCATCAGCCAAACTTGACTGGTAGTGGCGGGATACGCTACCTTTCAGGAATGAGCACGACGATTGTGGACAATAACGGCAACACCCGGGTGGTGCCTGACATCAAGAAGCGGATGCGAAAGTGCATCGTCTGTGGACTGCCCAGGTTTGACGCTGACTTCACGTCCGATCAGGTGCGCTGCGACGTCTGCGTGTTCCGGGCGCGCGACAAGGAGTTGACTGAAAAGGTCGATTCCGCGCTGCAAAACACCGTGCTTTCGATCTTGCAGCGGACCCAGACTGGTGAAAGTGCCACGGAGTTTGCTCCGGTGGTGGACGGATTGTTCGCCCGATTCGGCGGTGTTGATGGGTTCTGCGACGACTGGTACAGCCAGATCGCCATCGCCATGCGTGATCGTCCTGGTACGATGGGAATCCTGAACCACTTCAAGGCGATTGCTGAGCTGGTGAAGAAGGCCAAGCCAGACTCCCCTCTGGGTGATCTCTCCAAGAAAACTGATGCCGAGTTGATATCGGCCGTCAGGAGCTTCTTGGTGACTGAGCAAACTCCCCGTATCGAAGGACCGTTCTCGGTGGCTCCTCTGCCATAGTCAGGCGCCGTAGTGCCCAGACACCGTTGTGGAATGGACGCTGCCCAACTTCGCGACTTCATGCGCGAGTTGTCGGATCGTGGCGAGGAATCCCTGAAGCTCTTCCGGCCGCAGGAGCATCAGGAGGAGATTTTCACCAGCACGGCTTCTGAACTGTTGATCCGCGGAGGCAACCGTAGCGGCAAGAGCGTGTGCGTTGCGGTGCTTCTGGCCTCGGAGATGATGCGCACTCCGGTGCGGGATCACATCGGCGTTCTACTGCCGCTCCACGCCCCCCCAGAGGGCAACAAGATGACGGTCTGGCTCGTGGGGTACGGCGAGAAGCATATTGGCCAGACCTTTCACAGACTCTTGTTCCAGCCGGGTTTGTTCGAGATCATCAAGGACGAGCAAACGCAGGCTTGGCGCGCGTATCAGCCGTGGAGGGATTGGGACCGGCGTAAGGAGCGAAAGCCAGCACCTCCCCTGATTCCGAGACGCATGATCGACAAGGGCGGTTGGGGTTGGAAGAACAAGTCCATCCGCCACTTCGAGGTCTGTCGCTTGGTGAATGGAACGGAGATTTTCGCCTTCACTTCGATCGGTGATCCGAAGATGGGTGATCCCGTGGACAGGGTGTGGGTGGATGAGGCGATCCGTTTCCCGAAGCATTACGCTGAATGGCAGGCGAGAATTTCGGATCGCAAGGGCAGGATCTTCTGGTCCGCGTGGCCGGGCCGCGTGAATAGTGCCTTGATTAACCTGCACTCCCGCGCCAAGGCCCAAGTGACGCGCATTCCACCAGACGTCCAGGAAGTGAGACTGGCGTTCAGTCAGAACCAATTCGTGGATGACGACGAGAAGAGAAAGCGTCTGGAGGGCTGGAGCCCGGACGAGGCGCTCAGTCGCGACCTGGGTGAGTTCGTGCGAGGCAACTCCCAGGTTTACCCAACTTTCTCGGCAGCTCTTCACAGCACCCCCTGTCAGGCAGAATCACAGGATGACGAGGTGGATGCGGTATTGCGAAAAACCAACGGCGTTCCACCGGACGACTGGAGTCGAACCTTGATTCTGGATCCGGGCCACACGCATCCAGGAGTTCTCTTTGCGGCGATTCCCCCTCCGCGATTAGTGAAAAACGGCGACAAGATCGTTTGCGGCGTGGTCTACGACGAGATTTACCTACCAAGCTCCGACGCCACGGAAATCGCCAAGGCTTGTCTGCCGAAGATGGAGGGGTACGCCTTCCACACTTTTCTGATTGACTTTCATGCTGGCAGGCAGACCCCGATGGGGTTCAGCATGACCATTGCCGATCAGTACTCCAATGCCTTCCGGGAGCAGGGGCTTTTCTCCTTGCAGAGTGGCAGCGCTTTCTCGTGGTCCAGTGATGACGTGGAGGGTGGGCTGGAACTAGTCAGGGTGCGTCTGCGCCCGGCGAGGAAGTTTCGCCCGTGGCTCAGGGTGGTGTCCAAGACCTGTCCGAATTTCATGCAGCAGATGGAATTGTACGAGAAACAGACCGATGCCAGGGGGTTTGTGTTGAACAAGCCAGCTCCACGGCAGGTGGATTGTCTGTGCGATTGTGTTCGGTATTGGGTTCAGAACGACCCCACCTACATTACACCCGATCAGCCGATTCGGGTGAAAAGTCCAGCTTGGTTGGCCTTTACCAATGACTGGAGCGAGAAACCGAAGGGCCAAGTTTCAATCACTTTGGGAATGAAGGAGCGATAATGAAGACTTTGACGATTGGTGAGGTGTGCGTGTACTACCCAGGAGGCGAGGTAACTCTGGAGCCAGCCGCCGCCCTGGTGACTGGCGTGTCCCACGGGACTTGCGTTACGTTGGCGGTGTTCCAGAAAGGATCCACGATCATTTGGCACCGTCCGAGCGTGTTCCACCTCGACGACCCGGCGAACAAGAATCCATCCGTACCCAAGCTTTACGGAACGTGGGATACTGTGGAGGCTCACCGGGAGCGTGTTCAGGAGGAGCGTGAAAGGCTGGCTCGTATTCGACAGAGGGCCGCCGATGGGGAGGTGGATCGTGAGCGGAACTTCGATGATCTGATGAAGTTTCACGCGGAAGATATCGTGAAGATGCGTACGGAACAAAACATGACCGCAGTGGACATTGCTCAGGAAATGTCCAGCCGAACCGGCCTATCCTGGACCTACCAACGAATTGGTAAGATGCTCAGGAATCGTGGGCTGGTGCCTACCTAAAAAAGGGAACGCATGGACGCCGCTATTCTCACGCAACTGATCTCGGACAAGTACGAGTTCATGCGCCCGATCACTGATGGCTGGATTCGGATGTTCGAGTCCGCCAAGGAGTCTCGCTCTGGTTTTGATGCCGTGGCACGGCAATGCACGGAGTTCTTCTCAGGCGCCATTGGGTTCATGTGGGAGAAGGAGTACGCGAAGAAGTACATGGGCGGCAATATGTCGCCCCGGTTCAAGATCACCATGGCGAAGGCGTTCGAGTTGGTCGCACTCTATGGTCCGGTGCTGTACTGGAAGAACCCCCAGCGCACGGTTCGCACGCGCAAGGGAATCAACTACTCACCGGAGATGTTCGGTGGCCAGCAGGACCCTCGATCCCAGCAGATGTTTCAGCAGGCTCAGATGGAGCAGCAGATGATGGCCGCGTCGGATTCCGCGCGCTGTCAATTGCTGGAGTCTTGGCTGAATTACACCCCTCTAGAGATGCCCGGTGGAGGGCTCGCGTCCCACTCCGAGATGGCGATCACTCAGGCGTTGGTGACGGGACGTGGAGTCCTGTGGCCGGAACCGTACACGATGCCCGGTTCCGAGCGAGTTCTTACCGGGTGTTTTTTTGATTCCCAGGACAACCTCTTCATCGATCCGGATGCGACCTGCCTCCAGGATGCGATGTGGATCTGCCGCAGGCGGGTAGAGCCGTACTGGGTGGCTGAGCGGAAGTTCAAGCTTCCTCCCGGGACGCTGAAGCAGTACGCCACCATGGAGAGTGTTTCCACCCAGACGGACGTCAAGAATAGCACTTTTGGGAGGAATGACCGTGCCCAAGGCAAGACCAACGACATGCTCATTTACATGGAGTTCTTTTCCAAGATGGGCGTGGGTGCTCGAATCCGCAATGTGGACACACCACTGCGTGAGGCCTTTGACCGCGTGGTAGGTGACTATGCCTACGTCGCGGTGTCCAGGGACGTTCCGTTCCCTCTCAATGCTCCCACGAAAATGATCCTGGATGGGTCCGACGACGATGTGGAGAAAGCCTTCCGCTGGCCGGTCCCGTACTGGATGGACAACCGCTGGCCGTGCGCCGTGCTGGATTTTTACCGCAAATGGAACGAGCCGTACCCTATTCCACCGATGGCTCCGGGGCTGGGTGAGCTGGCCTATCTCAACGTGTTCATGAGTCACTTGGCTGGCCGGATCTGGACGTCTTCGCGCGACTTCATTGTCGTGTTGGAGGCCGCCAAGAAGTACATCGAGCCAGCCTTGAAAAACGGTGAGGACCTGTCGATCCTGTCGTTGCCATCGAACTTCAAGTCCATCAAGGACGTTGTTGATTTTCTCCAGCAACCGCAGGTGAACAAGGACGCCTGGGAGATTATTGATCGTCTGACGGCCCAGTTCGAGAAACGCGTTGGCTTGAATGAGTTGTTGTACGGGCTGAATCCCGGTGGTACTCAGAGCAGGACTGCCACCGACACCGAGGCCAAGAAGGACTTTCTCTCAGTGCGGCCGGATTACATGGCCGGTAAAGTGGAGGCGTGGCAGCAGGATGCCGCTGACCTGGAGAAGATTTGCACGCGGTGGTTCGTGAAGCCGGAGCATGTGGAAAGCAAGTTTGGCAAGATCGGCGCCATGCTGTGGGGCCAGCATGTGTCCACCTCTGACCCCGAGTCGATCGTCCGCGACATGCGGGCTGGCGTTGAAGCTGGCTCGGTGCGTAAGCCAAACAAGGCACGTGAAGCCCAGAACATGCAGACCGTGTTGCCGATCCTATTCCCAGAGTTGTCCAAGCACGCTGACGCCACGGGTGACACGAATCCTATCAATGCCCTCATTAAGCATTGGGGAGAGGCCATCGAGGAGAACGTGGACGACATGATGATGGGTCAACGTCGTCCGCCTCCTGATGACGAGATGGCCAACATGCAGAAGGAGCAGATGCAGCTCACCAACCAGAAGACCGGGGCGGAGGTCCAGAAGATCACCGCTGACGCGCAGCTCTCCCAGGTGGAGGCGGTGGTGAAACAGACCGAGATCCAGACCGCTGGCGCCGAAGTCGAGAAGGCTCAATTGGAGTCTGAGGGCGAACGTCAGAAGATGATGGCAGCCATGCAGAAGATGCAGATGGACCTCCAGAAAGATCACGCCGAGTTGCAGATGAAGGCCGAGGGGTTCCAGCAAAAGCTGGCTGCCGATCAGCAGTCTGGAGAAGTGAAGATTGCCCAGGGCGCCCAGAAGTTGGAACTCGACAAGGCTGCTGGCGTACAGAAACTTGAACTCGACCGTGCCATGGGCGAGATGAAGTTGGAGCAGGAGCGTCAGAAAATTGAACTCGCTCGCGTGGATGCGGCGCTGGGCTTGCGCCAGAAGTCTGATGACCACGCCCTGCAAATGGGACAGGATTCCGAGTCCCACATGCGAGAGATGGATTCCAAGCAGGACGCTCACGAACAAAGTGTCAAGCAGACCCAGGAAATGTCCAAGGCGAAGGTGGATGCCGCGAAGAAGGCAGCCGCAGCCAAACCGAAGGGAAATAGCAAGTGAGCCATGTGATCATTGAGGGCGGCGTCCAGTATCGCGTTACCATCGTCGCTGGCAAGACGGTTTACGATCCCCCATTGCCGAAACAGATCGTGAAACGCAACGCCAAGCGATTGAAAGCGATGCTGGACGCCCAGTCCCCGCCAAGGAGTATGACTGATGTGGAGCTATTTGCAGACGTCGGTACACTTGATAAACAGTACCGGGGGGAGGAGCAGTACCTCGACAGCATCGTTGCCGGAGCCAGAAAGCACGGCTACAACCCTAATCCACATGACTTCTACATGGGGAACATGGCAAGATTCGTTGGAGATCCAGAAGCCTTCGTGCCCCCTACTGGTGGACGAGGGCATATCCGCAAGGTGTGCGAGCAGCGGGGAATTCCTAGCTCGGGAGCGGTTAATCTGGCCGGACGTGAGCCGGAGGTTGATCCGTGGGAGGCTATTGAGGCCACCCAGAAGCGGGCTAAGGAGGTGGGTAGGTCGAGAAAGGCGTCCACAGGCAAAGGGAAACAGTAATACTTCTGTTGCGGTTCAGGCGAAATACTAATCTGATTGTAAAAAAACCAGAAGTACTTCTGCAAAACAGGTTCCCAAACGCAAGTCTAAGCGGTAGAGTGGGTTAAGTCAGATTGGCGTTTTTCGCCTCTAGTGCCGCAAACCGTATCCGAGGACTTAACCATGGCTTTAGCATCCGTTACTAAGACGTTTCTCACGCAGGCGCTCGCCAGTCGATCCGCTGCCCGTGAGATCATCGGGCTCCTGAACTCACTGTCTGGTAGTTTGGCGACTGTGACTTTTGCGGTAGCGGTCGAGGCCGCCAACAACATCGACGTGACGATTCAGGTGAAGGACGAGTGGGGCAACAACGTCACCTCCGTCCACGCCCTTGATGTCCTCCTAGTGGCCACCGCTGCAGCTTTGGCGTTCAACGCCAATGCCTACACGATCACGGCTACCGCAGGGAATGTCGTGGAGCCAGTGGCGGCTAAGGTGCTGAAGGTGCTCACGACCGCCGCAGGGTTGGCGACGATCCGCCTGAATAATGTCGCCGCGGTGACATGCTTCATGGCGGTGCAACTGAACAGCAGCCAATTGTCCGTGAGCCCAACCATCACCCACGTGTAATAGTGGTCGAGTCTTTCCAAGAGCACTACTGGAACGAGGTGAATTATGTTGGGTGCAAGCCTTGACCGGATTAAAAGGGTGAAGGTCGACACTGCCGCTGGCGGTACTGTCGCCCTGATCGCTGGCGTCGCCAACCAGAGGATTCAGATCCTTGGCCTGGATTTAACCTTGGCTGCGGGAACGGTGCAGTTCCTGAGTGCGGCCGTGACATTGACCGGGGCCATGACGTTCACCTCCAAGACCCTGCCGTTGCTGCCAATCAACGACGGGGTGGTTCCTTGGTACGTCTGCACGGCTGGATCGGCATTCAATGCGGCATTCAGTGGATTGAATCAATGCAGCGGCGAACTTATCTACCTGCAAGAGTAGGAGGTGAGCCGTGGCTGATTACGTTGCCCTGCGACCGCAGTTCGATCGTGATTCCGAGCTGTGGACCTACCAGGACGTCGTGGAGTTTCTCCTCGACGCCTTTGGTTATACTCGCACAAACTCCATGGCAGTTAGGTTGTGCCAGCGGTCCATCGTGCAGGCTATGCGGGATCTCCCTTCCCGGTCTCGTTGGTCGATTTACGAGGGGCGCGTGCAGCTCCTGACCGAGGCGCCGTACTCCACTGGCACGATCAGTTACACCAACTCCAACCGGCAAGTGACGCTGGTGGGTGGAACATGGCCCACCACGGCGACCTACTATCGACTGAGAATCGGGACGATTGATTACGAGATCCAGGAACGCATCAGTGGGACCGTGGTGACGCTGGCGTATGACTCCAATCCCGGCGCTGACGTGGTTGCCGGTACGGCGTACTCCGCCTATCGTTCCGTTTACAACCTCCCTCCAGATTGGCGGAGGATGGTTTGCCTGACTGACCAGTCCAGTAAGACTGAGTTGGGTTTCGTCGAGTCTCTGAGCGTCAGTCGCCAGCAGGTGTTTCAGGGGTCCACGGGACTGCCGGTGTCGTACACTATTCGTAATTCCAAGGACACTTATGGTTCGTTGGCGATCGAATTCGGCCCAGCGCCGTCCGCGGCCAGGACGTACCTCATGCTCTACGAGCGAGGTCCGCGTCTCCTATTGACGGAGAAGTACTCCAAGGGAACAGTTTCCACGGTTGGGACGGCGCTGACGGGTGTTAATACCGCGTTCGCGAACGCCCACGTGGGGGCGATCATTCGCTTCTCGGGCGACGTCACGGTGGAGCCCACTGGGATCTTCGGCAACTCGGATGACACCAGCAATCCATTCACGGAGCAGCGGGTGATCATGGCTCGCGGTAGTTCCACTACTTTGACCTTGGATGCCGCCCTGAGTGCTGACGTGACCGGGATGAAGTACACGATCAGCGACCCTATCGATTGCTGGGGTCAGGCGATGATGACCTATGTGTTGCGGGCGGCGGAAGTGGAAGCTGCTCGTCTTTCTGCCAAGAAGGACATTCAGACGTACATCATGTTCGAGCGTCAGGCGTTGATGGAAGCTCAGGCAGCGGACTCTGGCGCGCGGGATTCGGGGTTCCCCGGCCGGTCGTATCCGTTCCATTTAATGCCTTGGACAACGATCCCCGCTGAGGTTGTAGGTGGACAGGCGTGACAAGTCCGGCAGTATTTCAGGTTTCATTGGATCGTGTGAAAGCGACCTTGCTGGGACTCAACCTGCCGTTCGGTAAGGGTCAGATTGAGATCCGTAAGCTTCCTTGGGATAGGGACATGATCTACCCAGGGATTACGATCTACCCCATGCCGGAGCGTGAGTCGCGAGGGACGTGTGGACGGGACGACATTGGCTACGGGATTGGAATTGCTTACGTCAGGCCAACCACCAGGAATTTGAGTGAGGGGCTGGGGGATATCGTGACGGCTAGGCAGCGGGTGCGGCGGGTGTTTCACAATAAGCGTTTGCCTGGATTCGAGAGTGACGACTGCCATGTGATGAGCTGCAAGGTCATTGGGAGTGGAGTGGAGATCCCCAAGGAGTTCTACGCCAGCAACGACATTGGGCAGCAGGTTATTTGGGCGTGGTTTCGCGAGTACCGGACAGATCCGACATAGGTGATATATGGCTTTCTTTTGTGCTCAGGGCGTGTTCGCACGCATGTTTTCCAAGGACGGTGCTGGCCAATTGGCGTTTACGTCTGGGCACACCACCGAGGAGTTTGTGCGTGAGAACCTCGCCAAGCGTGGCACGATTGCGCATCCTAATGGCATCCGTGGAACCAGAAGTGCTCCCTCCGAACGTGCCCGCACTGGCCCCTATGCGCCGTTCGGAACTATCCATTTCAATCCCGATCCTGGCTTCCTTGGTCGCTGGTTGCAGAGGGCGATGGGCGGGACTCCAACGGGCGCTGATCCGATCACGTATCCATTGGCGGAAGGGCTGTCTCCATTCGGTGTGGCGATTGATCGCGTGACCACAAAGTTTCGCTACAACGATTGCTACATCAATCAGTTCCAGCTCTCCGGGCGCCGGACGGAGTATGGTGCTCACCCGGACGTTCTGGATGTGATGATGGAGGTCTATGCTCAGACAAGGGATAAGGGTATCACCGTAACGGACACCCCACTGGCATTCACCGCTGACGCCGCGCCGTATATTTTCGAGGACGCCACGATCACGATGTTGGGTGTGACGCGGGAGATGTTCAACGTGGTGCTGAGGATCCACAATCACCTGCACGTGCGAACGAGCAACTCCTTGACCCCGACGATCATCTGTCCCACGAATCGCTCGGTTACTTTCGAGGCGACGGTCCCTTATACGGCGAACGAGACTGACTTGCTTGATCAGACCACGGCTGGTGCGGCGGCGGTCTTGAAGTTCACGAACGGGAATATGTCCATCGAGTGGGATCTGGCTACGTTGCAAGTGGAGTCCCATGATCCAGTGGTGACTGGCAAGGGAGAGATCGTGCTGCCGATCCGTGGCATTGCCAGGACTGTTGGCGCCGTGAAGGAGCTGGTCGCGATCAACGACAGCACGCCGTAAATGGCCACCGATCAATCCATCCCAGACCCTTCAGAGGTTCCATTCCTGGAGCCCGATACCGAGCAGAATCCAGCTCATCCAGAGCCGGGAGGGATGCAGGACGTGGCGGCTGCGATTCGGGAGCTGCTGGCGGCGTTCCTGGGCCAGCAGCAGGGGCAGGGCGTACCGATGGTGGTTGGTCCGGCCGCTGTTCCTGGAGCGGCTCCGGTGGCTCCCGTGGGTCCCCCTATTCTTCCCGTTGTGCCTCCGCGTGGCGGCAGGCCTCGTTTGCCGCCCCGTGCTTCACGGCCAGCTCCGCAGCCACGGATTCCAGAGGAGCGTCCCAAGTTCTCTGGACCAGGGCAGGGGAGTACGAGTTCCAGTTCTGACGCATTTACGGCTGAAGGTTCACCGACGTCGAGGACGAAGGTTCCCGAGGACTTTGCACCATCCATACAGGCCCCACGGGGGGAACCATTCGTTGTCGATGAGCAGCCGGATGTGGGGGAGTGGCGAGAACGCCAATCAGCTCCATCGGGCTTTGATGAAAACTGGTTTGGTCCAAAACAAGATGAAGTTCGGATGGACCCGAACATGCAGGAGGAGTTTGGCCGGAACGACGACCAGCTCACGATCCTGCAAAAGATGGATGAGATCCGGGAAGAGCAGCGGAAGTTTCATCGCGGTCTAATCCTGGTGTTACACAAGATCATCATGGACTTGAAGGACGACAATGTCTCGATCGAGGACATTATTCGGCACTTTGAACAGGAGCGGCTGACCCTGTGAAGTTCAGTTACCGCGGCTACACGCATCCAGATAACGAAGTCGACTTGGCGGCCTTCATGGTCCGTCCCCGGTTCTCCGCGCGTCACCGGAGGATTTCCAGCATCTACCAGATGCACTTGCGTGGCCAGTTGATCATTAACGATCCGTCGATCGTCACTCCAGATCAATTGCAGGCTGCGATGGCCACGAAGATAGCCAAGATCGTTGATGTCTACGCCTACGATGACGGCGATGCCATTTTCAGGCACGACAACGGCACCCCAACACGTCACTCATTGATCAGCGCGAATTCCATCACTGGCGTGAAGGTGCGGCATCGCTCATGGCCTCGTGGCGGGATGGATGAGTACGCCACTATCCGCACCTTCTACATCGTGTTGGAGGCGGAGTTCCTAGAGCCCGATGCGCAGTTGTTGTACTTCTTCGAGGCGTTGCGATTTATTGGGACTGGTGGTCCTCGAATTGTGGTTGAGGATACGTTTGATGGTCCACCGATCTACCAGCTCACGAACCTCTACACTCACCAGAAGGTGGTGCAGTGGGGCTCGGCGGTGGGATTGAACGGCTGGCCTTTGCTGGACGTGGTGCCGCTTTACCCGGACTACGAGCATCTGGATCGTCGTGAAATCACGCCCACGTCCGCTGACAGTTTCACGAACGGATACATGAACTACCCGGTGCAATGGACCTTCCATTTTAGCTTGCCAACGGGAACGATAGGCTTCCCACATTTGAGGTGATTCCATGACTCTGCGACGATGGTTGGGTGCCGCTAAACAGACGATGCAGGTCGACAGCATGACCGTTGCTGGCACGTGGTTGGCTGGTGAGAAGATCACGTTCACGATCGCCAACTTGGATGTGACGGTAACTGTTGGTTCGCTGGTCACGACCGCTCAGGTTGCCACCACGATCGTTGAAGCCTGGGAGGCGCTGGGGTTCACGGACACTACAGCGGTGTGCGACCCGACGATCGCCAACGGTGGCCTGAAGTCAGTGCCGCAGTTCTCGGAGATCGCCGCTGCGGTCGATACGGTCAACACCTCCAAGGTGATCTTCTCCGCCCGCACCCCCGGTAAACCGTACACTATGACGTCGACAGAGAACTCCGTGAGCGGCACCGCACCGCTGGTGTCCGTGACGGTATCCAACGGAAAGTGGTATTGGGACGAGCCGGACAATTGGAGCGGCAATGCTGTGCCAGTGAACAGCGATGACGTGTTGTTTGATTCCGGTGACGTGGACTGCCTATTCACGAACTATGGTGCCACGCCAGCGAACAACCTGATTACCGGGGTGGCCATTCAGCCATTGACGTTTACTCAGACTTCCGGTTACTCCGGTTCACTGGGGTTGTCGCCTGTCAATCGAGACAACGCCTCCAAGCCTTACAGTGAATATCGAGGTCTGTCCTTGACGTTCACCAATAATGCTATCACCACTACGCTGAAGTTTGGTGAGACGACTGGGGTTGGTTCGCGCCGGATGAATATGGATTCCGGCGCGGGGCGGGTAACGGGCTTGGTGTTGAACACTGGCACTCGAAGCGAGACGAGCTACCCGACTCTGCTCTGGAAGGGGTCGCACGTCAGTAATGACTGGACCGCAGAGCAGGGGGATCTTGGCATTGCTTACCTCCCAGGAGAAACGGCGACTGTCGCCACGCTGCGGGTTGGTACGGAAACTAACGCTTCCGCGAAGTGTTACTGCGGTTCTGGGGTAACGCTGACAACTGTATTGACGGCCGGATCTGGAAAGCTAACGCTGAATTCCAGTCCCACCACGCTGACCATGTCTGGATTGAACTCTGAAGTTGAGCAGCTCGCCGGGGTTCCGGCTTCGGCAAATATCTGGTCGGGAGTGTTTCGTTTCCGCTCTGTCACGACTCTGCCAACCGCACTCTCGATCGGCCCGACAGGGAAGCTGGATAGGACTGGCGAGGCTCGTGCTGCCACCATCACTCCCGTGGTGCAAATGTACGAGGGTGCTACCCTACTGGACCCCAACAGCTCATTGGTGTTCTCCGGTGGAATCAAGGTCGTGGGTGGGAAGCTGGGGAAGGTGACGATCGACGCCGGGGCAAACCGGACTTATCAAGTGGCATAACATGGCTGACTTCCCGCAGGGGATCTTCTCGTTCACTGGCATTCCACAGACCGTGGGCGGGGATATGACCTATTCGCGCGGGATCACTCCCGGCGTGTGCATCTTGCGCACGGTAGCCCAGCCGCAGTTGATTTCCCTGGTGGGCGATCTACTGATCACGTACGGTGGCGAAACGATCAAGTTCCCGGAGTGCGCCGTCAATACACACAGTCTTCGTAAGGAGCGAGATCGCCACAAGGGTTGGTTCTGGTCGATTCAGGTTAGGGACCGTCGCTGGAAGTGGGAGTACCAAAAGATCAGCGGGATCTACAACCAGCGGATGCCGGATGATTCAGTACGATCCAGTCCTACCCATCCCGAGATCAAGAAGAATCTCCAGGAGTTGGCGGTGCTTTGTCTGACTGCCATGGGGGAAGTGAACCCGGACGTCGGAGTACTTCCAACTAATAGCTGGCCACCATCCCACTGGGAGGACGCCAACCCAGCCCAAGAGCTGGCTGCGTTGTGCGACCTCGTATCGTGCGTGGTGGTCTACGACTGGAAGACGGATTCAGTGCAGATCCGTTCCTTGGGTGTGGGCGCCACACTTCCGCTCCCCACTCGCAAGAATCCCGTGATGCCAGTCACGATCAGCAAGCGTCCGGATTTTTTATCCGTGGAGTGCTGGCCCACGAAGTTCCAGTTGAAGTTTGAATTGGAGGCAGTCGCTTACGACCCCGACTACGGCAAGATCGTTGCCATGGACGGGGCCTCGTACGCTCCCGCTACCGACAAGTGGAAGTACAACTGGTGGTGTGCGTTTCCAAACGTGGCCGCGACTTCTCGTCATTGGGCGTTCGAGTCCGCGTTTCGGTGGTATCGGATCAAGGGCCTAGCCCAGGGAGGGCTGGCGGTCCCGCAGTTGAGCGAAACGATCAAGAGCGTCGATCAGTTCTACTTGGAAGATGGCTTGGTGCAGTTGGTGACTGACATTGGCAATATGCCGCAGACTCGCCCCACGATCGTGGAGGGTGAGTTCTGGCCGCAGTGTCACTGGCAGGCCACGACTAACAAGAGTGCGGTCTACGACGCGGAGTACCGCATTCACCCAGACCACCGTAATGTGATCGAGTTCGCATATCCAGTGTTCAAGGTCACGACTTCCGGATCAGACACATTCTACGAGGGCGCTAAGCTGTACTTGACGGCCCGTTGCCAAATCCGCAAGGAGAATGGCGACTGGTTCGTGGCTGAATCACTGACGAAGAATCTCCCGTGGCGAGCGACTGGCGCTGGTCCGAGAATTCTCAAACACCCAGAACTTTGGAAGAGTGTTATCTACAACTACTCCGACACCACTTCTGGGTCCACGATCAGCGATAACGTGCAGGCCTTGACTGAGGAAGCCAATGTGTACCTTAGCGCCGTGGCGCTGGGATACAACTCCGGCCCCCAGGAGGATGTGGAGTACGCCTCTGTTCTGCCATTGACCCTTGATGGCGCGATCGCTCAGATTAGGTGGCGGGCTGGGATCTTCATGCTCGCCAGAACACGTGCATCAAGGAACCACGAGTTCGACCTTTTCACTCCTAGTGCAGACTTCCGCAGGCGGACGGAGAAGATAGACACCTTGGCTAACAGGGAGGTGCTGTAATGGCTGAATTGCGTGTTGGGAAGTGCATCGGAGTGATTCTGCAAATGGACGAGATCGGGGTGGTGGAGGTGGATGGGAAGACGGTTCGCTGCTCGAACTGCAACCATCTGACGACCATTCCCAACTCAGAGGTAACGCTTGGTCCCCCCAGGGAGGTTGGTGGACTGCCGGTGATTGTTTCAGTTGAGCATCGACCACCAGTGATTGGATCATCATGACCGGAGTTCCCCAGGACGACCGATCGCCATTTCGTCAGACTCGCTGGATCGAGGCTACGAACAATGGCAGTTCCACGATCCCAGCCCATGGGGCGGTGGAGGTGGTTAGCAACACGGTGGTAGGCGCGGAGTTTCGGGAAGTTTTCTCGGTGCGGCGACCGACGAACTATGGACTGCCGAATATCGCAATCAATGGATTGATGCCGATCAAGGTTGGGAAGACTGGTTTCGTGACCAAGGATTACCCGGCAAACTTTATGGGCGCCGCGGGATTGACCGTTGGCATGATGGCTGGCACGCAGCCGAATTCTTACCTGCTTGCCAAGGGGTATCCCGGAGTGATGGTGGAGGGTAACGGCCCCAGCAGTGGATTGTACCGCGGGACGTACCTCTGGAGCCCGGCGACGCGTGGAGTTCTTTCGTCAACGATCTGTCCCGATGACCCCACTGGTTCCGTTGGTTCGTTTTGGGTGGCGCGGGTGGATATGGGTGCGATCACGGCCGATAACGCTTTTGGATTGGCTGGTATTGGCGGAGAGGCAGTGGAGCTGACGTGGAATGGATTGGCGAACGGTACTGGTCGTTGGGAGATTGTGCAGATCCATCACCGCATGAAGACCATCACAACAGACGTAACGAGGAACGTCTGCGAGGTCGACAAGACCTTGCTCGATAAGGTTGCCTTGATGTACTGCGGATCGGAGGTTACGTCTATTGTGATCCCGACGAAGGTGGTAACGGTCGTGACCGGCGCCAAGATCGAAAGCATAGCCAGCCCCGGCAACCCACTGATCAGGACCTGCGAGCTGCAGAACGCCTTTACGGATATCTGTGTGATCGACGCTGGAGTGCAGAGTGCGTACTCAACGATCCTGGGCGGAGTATTTTCGCCGATGCCGGTCTTGCAGGATCTCAGGCAATTGGACCTGTGTCTTCAGATCCGCATTGCGACCGCCTATGTTCCGTGCCAGGATGCTGGAGCCTGGGTGAATGCCGTCTGTGGCGTGGAATGCACCACCAGCACGACTGGCGGCGGAGGCGGCGGAGGAGGGACCACGCCAGCAACTCCAACCTCACCCACCACGCCAACATTCTTCCGGTCCCCGTCCATGCGTCCTGGTGGACCGTGGCTTAAGCAGTGATATAGTATTACCTGAAGGAGAGAGTTT